TAAGGGTAAACTCTGTGGTCAAGTATTCTTGCACTATAATCATGCAGATGGACAGTTTGCAAAGACGAATTTGTATGATAAAAGACCTATGCTAGGAATAGTCAAATAACGTTGAACATCAACGCAATCTAATATAATCTGGAGATCTATGTTACAGAAGATAGGATTTTTACCTGGAATAAACAAACAAATTACAGCCACGACTGCTGAAGGTCAGTGGGTTGATTGTGATAATGTTCGTTTTAGGTATTCTACACCCGAGAAGATAGGTGGTTGGAAACAATTAGGTGCTGACAATGTTAGTGGTGCGGCTAGAGCTTTACATCAATTTACAAACAGTGCAGGTCAAAAATATTCTATAATAGGTACTAACAGAGTTTTATACGCGTATTCAGGCGGTGTATTTTATGACATACACCCTATTAAAACTACAAGCACTCTTACAAATGCGTTTAGCACTGAAAACGGAGAAACTTCGGTTACGATAAATTTTTCTGGGGATCATGGTATTGAAGCTGGAGACATCGTTTTATTAGATAACTTTACAGCAATAACTAATTCTAATTTTGATTCAGATGATTTTGATGACATTAGATTTATGGTCACAACTGTTCCAACAGCAAACACAATTACTATAACAATGCCCTCTGCAGAAACAGGGTCTGGGGCCACACAATCTGGTGGTATAAGAGTACAACATTATTTTCATGTTGGTCCTGATGTTCAGTCACAAGGGTTTGGTTGGTCACTTGGATCTTGGGGTGGACAAGAAGTAGGAGCAACTTCAACAACTTTAGGTTCTGGTATTAACGCCTCTACGACAAGTATAACATTAAATGATGCTTCACAGTTTCCATCTTCTGGTACAAACTTTTTACAAATAGGGACAGAAGAAATTTCATACACAAGTATATCTGGTAACACACTGTCTGGTGTAACTAGAGGTGTTAGAAACACAACAGCGGCATCTCATTCTGCAGGTGCTACAGTAACAAGCACATCTAACTTTGTGGCATGGGGTGAAGCAGCATCTGGTGACTTAATTGTAGACCCTGGTATGTGGTCTATTGATAACTTTGGTGACAAAGCTATTTGTTTAATTGTTGATGGCGAAGTATTTGAATGGAACTCTGCAGCCACAGATGCAACCTCTTCTAGAGCAACTATAATATCTAATGCACCAACAGCATCAAGACATATGTTAGTATCTACACCTGATAGACACTTAGTGTTCTTTGGTACAGAAACCACGATTGGTACAAAGTCTACCCAAGATGATATGTTCGTAAGATTCTCTGCAGTTGAAGATATTAACACGTATACACCTACAGCAACCAATGACGCTGGTACACAGAGACTGGCCGACGGATCACGGATCATGGGAGCTATTAGAGGTAGAGATGCAATTTATGTTTACACAGACACAGCGTTATTCTTAATGCGTTTTGTTGGTCAACCTTTTACTTTCTCTTTCGTACAAGCTGGAACTAACTGTGGACTTGTGGGTAAAAATGCAGCTGTTGAAGTTGATGGCGCTGCGTATTGGTTTTCAGAAAATGGTTTCTTTAAATATGCTGGTGCTCTTGAAACCTTACCATGTTTAGTAGAAGACTTTGTTTACGACGATATTAATTTAGATTCTGGTAATCAAATGATAAGTGCAGGATTAAATAATTTGTTTGGTGAGATTATGTGGTTTTATCCAACAGCAAACTCAGGAGTTGTAAATAAAATGGTTTGTTACAATTATCAAGATTCATCACCTAGAAGACCTATATGGACCATAGGAACATTAGCTAGAACAGCTTGGGCTGACTCTGCAGTATTTGGTAATCCACATGCTTTAGAATATGATGCAGATGGTGTTGAACCAGCAACTTCATCTACATACATTCAAGGAAACACGGATGGTATATCTACATACTATCAACACGAGACAGGAACTGATCAAGTTAAGGGTGGATCTACAACAGCTATACAAGCAACAATAACATCTGGTGATTTTGATATAACACAACAAGTTATAAGAGGAGCTATGACGGCTAACGCAACACTTCGTGGTGATGGTGAATACATAATGAAGATAAGAAGATTTATACCAGACTTTGTTTCACAAACAGGAAATACACAAGTTACATTAAATTTACGTAATTATTCTAATGATACAGCTGCTAGTTCATCACTTGGTCCATTTACAGTTAGCTCATCAACAACTAAAGTAGATACCAGAGCAAGAGCAAGAGCTATTGCACTTAAAGTAGAAAACACGAGTTCTGGTCAAGACTGGAAACTTGGAACATTTAGACTAGACATACAACCAGACGGAAGAAGATAATGGCAAAGATAATACAAGTATTAACAAGAGCTAGTGAACAATACAGACAAGATGTTGCTGATGCACAAGTAAGAGATCTTGACGGTGTAATACAAAAATTAAACACAACGTATCAACAAGAATTAAAGGATGAAGTTGAAGCACAAAACTTCTTTATTAATTAATGGCAAATAGTTTTATAAATAAAAAAGCAGACTTAACAACCACAGATCTTACAACTTTGTATACAGTACCATCATTTAAAACTGCTGTGGTTAAATCGATTTTAGTATCTGAAGATGCGGGATCAGGCGCTAGTATAACAGTGACTTTAGTAGATACCTCATCTAATATATTTAGTTTATTTAAAACTAAGTCTATATCTTCTAACACGACAGCTGAGTTGTTAACTCAACCACTTGTTATGGAAGAGGGTGAGATATTAAAAGTACAAGCCTCTGACGCGAATGAGCTGCACGTCATAGCTTCAATATTAGAAATACAGCCAAGAGAGGTAACAACATAATGAAAGTATTAGAACCAAAAGAGATAATAACCACTATATCAAATATGAAAACAGGTGAAATATATAAGACAGAAAACGATTGGAAGGCAAAAGGAATACCAGAGTCTGACATCAGAAGAGATGTTAAAGTAATCATGCCTTCGCTTGATTTGTTTCCTAAAACAAAGTAATGTGAAAAAATGAGCATAACTAGATCACAAATAGCCAGACAATTATTAGCCGAAGGTGGAGCACCTAGGAAAGGTTTTCAAAGTGGCGGTGTTAACGAAGCTGATGTAGAAGCAGGTTTAGCAACTCAAACTATGGCTGATTTTGCTCCATCTGAAGGTGGATATGAAGATATTGATATGAGCTATACTACTGGTAATGAGTTTAACGTTACTCCTCAACCCCCAAGTTTCTTTCAAAATATATCAGATAATATAGATGATCGTAGAGATAAATCCATACAATCATTTGTACAAAGAAGTTCTATGAAACCTATATCTGCAATTCTTTCAGCGATTACTAGAGAAAAACCACCTGAAAATTTATTTATAGATTTGTATAGAGATGATGAAGAGAACAAAGGTATATTTTCAGAAGGACTTGCTGGTAGTAGATTTGACATGGAAAAAACAAAAAATTTATTAGACACATTAGAAGATAAAGCTGGTTTTGACAGAACAAAAAGTATTAAAGATCAATTAAATAACATGACTCAAGCAGAATTTGATAGAGTATTTCCAAGACCACAACCTAGCGGTGGGGATAACGAAACACTACCTTTAAGAATAAGAAAACCAATAACAGAGGTTGCTGAAAAAGAATCAAAAGGTGAGTTTGATGATATATTAAGACTATACGGAGCAAGATTCGCTGACGGTGGTGAAGTAAGAGAAGGATATGGC